ATCGGATACATCTTGCATCCTGCCAGCAGCAACAGCCTCAAGATCAGCGTTAGACAGTCTCGACAGATCCATTACCTGCCCCTTCGTCTTTCAAGTTCAGCAGCCGCCGCTGATCGTAAATCGCCACCACCAACAGGAGTCGTTACAAGCGGAGGCAATTCGGCTGATTTGCCAATAATGTTTGCTGGAGAAAACCCGTAAGTAGTAGCAAGACCTTCGTAATAGCCTCGCTTTTCATTAAATGTATTTACAGCCGATCCAAAGATATCACTTGCAAGCTGTTCAAACTCACGCTTTTGAGCAGGAGTAAGCTTCTCTCCAGTAATAATCCTATTGGCATAATTGCGAACTCTGTCTGCCAAACCCGTAGCAGCCATCGCAATACCAAGTTCAGACTCTCGAACAACAGAACCAGGGTCAAGCAACTTCATCAACTTTGTTGCCGCGGCTATATCGCCAATGGCTGTATTTTGCTTTAATGAATCAGCAATTGCACTGTACGCAGATCGCATCTCTTGGAAAGCTTTGTACTCAGGCAATCCTTGAAACTCTTGCCGCAACGCTTTCTCGTTCTCAAACCCTTTCTGGCCTCCAGTCATGTCAATGACAGTTCTACCTGCTTCAGCCAGTTGTGACTTGTACTCCAAGAATGTCGGAACTTTTTGACCGCGCTCTTTCGCTTGCTGAACTGCAAGGTTATAGCCGCGAATGTCAGCAGTCGTTGCCCCTGACGATTCAGCCATCTTGCCAAGACTTTCAACAGCTCGATTGATCGCAGTATCGTCAAGCGCACCAGACTTGAATGCTCGTGAATACTGGGCAGCAACCGCTTGCAAGTTTGGATTGTCAATCGACAGGAATGGAGCAAACGGGTCAACGTCAGTCGCACCGCCAGCAACAAGCCCAGCTTTACGCAGTTCTGGAACCGTTTTTGCAATGTTTGCAAGTGCAGCCAACGGATCGCCTGATGCCAGCGCAAGCATTGACAGCTTTTGCGGGTCAATTGAGATACGCTGTTGAGCAGTAGGTACCGGCCCTTCTTCGCCAGCAATCGCACCTCGTTCTGTCGTTTGCTGAAAGACTTGCGGAAATAAACGTTGCACCGCCTCCTGTTGCGCTTTCTTTTTTTGCATATCAGCAATCTGCTGGCCCATCAAGGCTTCTTGCATCTTCTGCTGGTAGACGCCTTGATATGCCTGCTGGCCTGCGCCTAACCCCTGCGCGAGCATCTGACCGATCCCCATGCGCTGAGTGCTAGGCCCAGCCGCTTGCATGAGTCCCAATCCCAAACCCAATAAACCCTGCTGCCTAGCCTGCTGTTGGGCCATCTGAGCCTGTTCAGCACCTAATAGACCAGGCAGATAGGACGGAGCCTGCGGAAACAGGTTTTGCAGATAATCTTCGATTGCCATGTGTCACCTACAGCAGACTGATTTTTCGACGCTCTACCATCTTAGGCTCAAGCAACGATGAGATTAGATCGTATTTCAGCCCTGACGGATTCCCTTGCTTGATCTGTCCTGGCATTCTGACTGGCTGAGATTGCGCTCCCTGCATCGTAGACAATCCCATCTGCATCAGATACGGATTCATCATTGACTTTGCAGCGCTTCCAACTGGAGCCGCCGCCTGCGCTTGACTAGGACTAATCGTATCCATCCAAGACAGGTTTGCAGGAGCCTCTGCAACACCAATAGCAGACTCAGCGCCAGGGAAGAATCCTGGGTTCTGTAACATAAGGTCTAAATCTGCTGCCGTTGCGGGAGTCAGTAGGGTATTCCCAAATGTCTTTCCAGCCGTAGCAGGAGTCAGTAGCGTCTCGCCCGCTGTTCCTGCTAGTGCAGCTTCTCCAGCAGGAGCCGCCATGCCAGCAAGATAACCACCGCCACCACCGAGTGCAGCGCCCATCAGCGCACCCTTCATCGGGTCTCCTTTGTTGGATAGCGCACCAACCGCAGCGCCAGCCATCGCCATCGTGACAGGATCAGCCATTATGCCCTCGCACCGTAAGCGCCCAACAAGCCACCAGCAGCAGCACCATATCCACCATATCCTGCTGGCGCACCAAGACCATATCCCAGCGCAGCACCACCCAGCGCCCCCATGATCGGATTGCCGTATACAGGCTGACTACTAATCATCCCGCTAGGCGCACCGTAAACACCCGACAGGAACGATTGCAACTGTGCATAAGGAGCCTGCTGTCCGTAGTTGTATCGTTGGATGTCAGCCGCAAGCGCTCGCTGAGAATAGTCCTCGCCCATCGCCCCGACATTTGCAAGACGCTGGATATCGGCATAGTCGCTTGCAGCCAGTTGCGGAGCAGCAGCAGCGGCAGCTTCTTGCCTACCACGTTCAGCAGCATAGTTTTGATAAGCAAGGCTTCCAGCGGTATCACTCAATGCTTTAGCCAGCGCACCTTCTGCCCTACCCTCTTGCTCGCCCATCGCACCAGATCCACTTCTTCCTAGACTGGTGGCTTGGCTTCGAGTCCTGGCAATAGCATCAAGGTAAGACTGTTCCGCGCCTCGCGTAGCCGACTGAAAGGCTCCTTGGAAGAACGGATTGCCTCCCAGGTACTGACCTTGCACCGTCGCTTGTTGCTGGCCTAGCGCCGCTTGTTGAAGGGGAGATCCTGCCTGCGCTCGTTGCGCTGCAAGATCCATCGCCTGCTGCGTGTATTGACTCGGCCCGACATAGGTCTGACCAGGGAAATACTGTGGCGCACCTTGCTCGTAAAGCCGCTTTGCTTCGCCTAGCCCATATTCAACATAAGGCTGAATCGTAGGATCAATCCTAGCCTGTTGCTGTCCACCGCTACCACCAGCCATATCACACCTCTGCAATCCACTTTCGTGGCTTGAAACCGTACTTTTCGGCTACTTTTTGCCATCCAGGACGGTTTGACTCAAACGAAATTTTACGCGCTCCACCCGCTTTAGCAATCTCAAAAGCGTGTTTCATGCCTTCTTCAAGAAAAAATTTTCCATGCCCAGCCCAGATATGCAGCGTGTCACCGTTCGGCTGCAAAACTCCAAACCCTACCGGAGCCTGATTCTCCATCATCATCCATAACATCGACCTACCAGCATAGCAATCAGCATAGATATCTTCAGGTATCCAAGGCTCAGAACTGGCTGCTTTGACCTCGAGCAACCCAGGTCGCACCATGTGCCACCAGTACCGCAGCTTCTCAGGTTCGATGAAAAGTCTATCCAAGGATCACATACCTATACGTTTTGTCTGCTGTTGCATTTGCAAAATGATTGACAGTACACTGCCCTTGCGTCTGATTGCTGGCGTAAATATCACTCGTGCTTGACTCGTCAACCTTGTTGGTTGTTAAAATCGCTGATGGTGTTGCGGGTCTGGTTGGTGAAGTTTGTGCTGGTATCTGCTCAATTGTCACCAGTGTGCTTGTAGTGCTCCACATCAATTGCACATAGTCACCAGCAGCCAACTGGATGTAATAATTCAGCGCAGCAATCAAGTGACCATCAGTGCCTCCATGACGGTTGGGCACAGAAAACTTAGAATTGCTTCCAGCAACATCAGAACCGTTCTTGCGGAACCATAAGTCTACGTCTTGAATCTGATTGTCAGCGTTAGCAAACTGCAAGGAAAACTGAATATTGTAAATGCCAGCACTTCTAACCGTGATCTGCGAACTTGATACAACAGACACGCCACTGGAGTAGTCCGTTGTGTTGAATGTCACAGCATAAGCCGTTGTTGTGCTTGCAGCAGTCTGATCCGTCGAGTCCTGAAAGGCTCCATAAGGCACAGGATCGGACATAGACGCAGCACTATACGGGGCAAACAGGATAAGACTATCCTCGCTTATCCTGGCGTCATAGAGCGTTGTAGTCGTTGCGTTGCCCGTTGCAAGCGTGACAAGTCCGGTTGAGTTGATCTTGCCGTCAAGAATGCGATTGACGATCTCAGCGGTTTCTCTAGGGTTCCCGCCTTGCTGTGGGAGCCTGCGAAACATTATCGCTTCCCAACAGGGACAAGGTTAACGTCAATACCAACCATCGTATCCCATGAGCCTGTAGGAACAATGCTCAGACGATGGAACTTGCCTCTAGATCGCAGTGACACTCGATTCTCACTGTCAGCCGCGACTGCCGTACCAAACGAAATAGATCCATCTAGCCGGTAACGTGATGCCGTTGCAACCGTTGCAGAGCCACCGTCAATCAGCGGATTGGCAAGCGTGATGATAGTTTCCGCGCCTTCAGCGTTAAGATCGCCAGTCTGAATCTCAGCACTAGCAGCCGAGCCTCCGAGAGAAACGATTTTAGCGTCATTGACACCGCCGAATAGCAGTTTGCCGCCAGCCCAGATCCGCGAATCAAGGCTTACAGGGATAGATTCAAGATCACCGTACTGTGCTGCCAGCGAATCAAGATCGGTTCCAGTCGTAGCAATAGAACAGAGAAAATCAAGCGAAGGCAATGCCTGCGACCACTTGTCAGCAGCCCAATTGTAGATAAGCATCCGCTTGACCGAGAACACATCGGTATAGGCCCAGGCAACAGTCTTGTTGATCGGGTCTACCGCTGCGCTCATCTGATTGAGCAGACTTGTGTTTACAGTATCGAAGAAATATTTGTCTACCTTGTTGTTCCCGATAGGCTTGACCGTCTGACCGTCTGTGACATAGAACCCATCGTCAGACAAGAAGTATGTCATCGAGCCGTACTGAACGACAGACCGAGGCTCATAGCAACCAAGCGAGCGAGTAATGTTGTCAAACTGGAAGAAGTACGGTGCGCCGATATACGTCATGCGAACGATTGAACGCTCAAGCAGAACTACACCGAACTCACCACCTGTAACCCCGCGGATCTCGCCACCGTCAGGAATGTCTTGCGTATCAGCCTGACTGCCAGCACCAACAGTCCAGTCCGTCTCATCGTTGATGTCAGACCAGTACAACCGATTGATATAAGTAGCAGTCTTGCCAGCAACAACGAAGTCTCGAACAGTCGTAACGTATTGCGCTGTCGGAGCAGCGGCAGCGAGATCAACAAACTTCGATGAACTGCCTACCGTCCAAGATTGCAGCTTGTCTACACCGTTCGCAGCAATAACCTTCGCCCCGAACTGAGTGAACGTCCATAGCTCGGTAGAAGTGTAGGCAGACGCCACTCGAGAGACATCATCAAGGCTGGCATCGCT